AGGAAATGTTCTCCGTCCAGCACGCTTCTATACTGTATGATAGACGGCTGTAACGGTCTTGGGTCAACGCGTATTGACCCCAGTATGCTTAATGGAGAGTAGAAGTAGTATATGTATCTACAACAAAGATTTTCCCGTACAAAGTATATCCCCTGCTACTGTACCAGTTTGTCCTATTTTGTAATAGTTTTAGGTAGGGCCAAAATATTTTTTTGGCCAAAAACGTTCGTTTTGGCTGTTTGAACGGATTATACTATATAGAGACTGTTTTATTTTTAACAGTAGCAAGTTCTTCAGGAACTTGCGTTACAGACTGTATCTACTACCTGTTACTAACTATCAGTAACAGAATGAAAACGGGACAGGACTATGAGTTTTGACAAAGGGGGTAGTAACCCCAAAACACTGGCTATGGCAGCAGCAAAGGCTAAAGTTCTAGCCTTGGTGTCCGAAGGACACTCTGTCCATAAAGCGATGGAGTTGTGTAACAAGAAGCCCGACACCGTGAGAATCTGGTGTCTGAGGGATAAGAAGTTTGCCGCTGACCTAACTGAGGCCAAAGCAACCGCTAAGGATGCCTCCCTCTCTTCTTTGGGTATACCTAAGGAAGAGATAGACTTTCCTAGGTTCTCTGAAATTTTTTTGCAGCAGAGGGTATTCCCTCACCACTTGGATTGGATTGACTTACTAGAGGATAGGGAGCCGTCATGGCTTCACCCTAGTATGGTTTATGAACCTGGCGACCCCTCACGTCTCTTAATCAATGTGCCACCTGAGCACGCTAAGAGTACGGTCATCACCGTAAACTACTCCACATATCGCATTGCCCTCAATCCAAATATCCGCATCATTGTGGTTTCTAAAACGCTAATCAAAGCACGCGAGTTCGTGTACGCAATCAAGCAGAGACTCTCTCATCCACGCTGGTTAAAGTTGCAAACAACTTTTGGCCCCGAAGGTGGTTGGAAGGAAGACTCAGATACTTGGCGAGTTGATACCGTTTATCTTGGGGGCGATGCCCGAAATTCATCAGAGAAAGACCCAACCATACAAGCACTAGGTATGGGTGGACAGATTTATGGAGCACGTGCTGACCTCATCATTCTTGATGACTGCATCACTACAGCAAACGCCCATGAGTGGGATAAACAAATCAACTGGTTACAGAAAGAAGTTATTACCCGTCTGGGTAAGAACGGTAAGTTATTAATCGTAGGGACACGAATTGCGCCACAAGACTTCTACAAAGAACTCCGCGAGACCAAGCACTGGTCTGGTGGTAAAAGCCCTTTTACTTATATGGGCATGCCTGCTGTTTTGGAATATTCGGAAAAGCCGAAAGATTGGGAAACGCTCTGGCCTAGGTCGGACGCTCCATGGGATGGGGATTCTGACGTTCCTGACGAAGAGGGGCTCTTCCAAAAATGGGACGGCTTAACATTATTTAAAAGAAGAAGTGAAGTCACACCATCAACATGGGCGTTGGTGTACCAACAAGAAGATGTTCAAGAAGATTCTATATTTCCTCCAGTGCTTGTCCAAGGTTGCATCAACGGACAACGCAAACGCGGACCGCTGAAAGCGGGTTCCGTGGGACATCCCTCGCACATTGAGGGGTATACAATAATCGGGTTCGACCCCGCAATGGGCGGGAATGCCGCGTTTGTGGTATCTACCTACAATCGCGCAGATGGCAAGATTTATGTTGTTGACTGTGTAAACATGTCAGAGCCTACCCCGCAAAAAATTCAAAAGACTATAGAAGAATTAGTTGAAAAGTACAGACCACAAGAATTACGTGTTGAGATTAACGCACATCAGAAAGCATATGCTTTAGATGATGAGTTGCGTAACTGGCTTGGTATGTATGGATGCAGATTAGAATCTCACTTTACTAGTAAGAACAAATGGGATTCAAACTTTGGTGTGGCTGGTATGTCAATGCTCATGGGCACTGAGAAGGATGGCAAGTTCCAGAATAACAACACTATTGAGATTGCATCTACTGACCACTCAGAGGGTCTTAAAGCATTAGTTCAACAGTTAATAACTTGGAAGCCTAACACTAGGGGCAAGACAGACTGCGTTATGGCTCTATGGTTTACCGTGCTCAAGGCAAGGGAACTAATGCAGCAACACAGTCGGATAAGTCTTTATGCTTCTAACCGATGGTCAACTAAAGCGCAAGACAATAGAAAGTACTCAATCAACCTAGACGAAGCCTTTGCAGAGCAATGGCAAGACACATACGGATAAGGAACTAATATGGTTAATCCAATTAAGGCTGTAAAGGCTGTTAAGAATTTTACTGGTGGTAAAAAGGGTCGTGCAATAGAAAATAAAGTACGTAAAGAATTTGGTATGTCAAAGGGCGGTAATACTGCTGGCAAGCAAAAAGCAATTAATAAAGCAGCCAAATTAAATACTAAAATTGAAAAATATAGTGATGGCCAATATTATGTTACACCCAATCGTGCTGGCAATAAAATTGTTTTTACTGGTAATCGCATAAAAGAAATTCCTATTACTGGTTCTAATAAAAAAATTAATAAAAATCTTAGAGAAGCAGTTTTTAAAGCAGGAGGAAAAGGTAAACTTACAAATAAACCTATTGTTAGACTTAAAAAAATAGAAAAAAAGACAACTAAGGTTCCAGTAAAGAGACGGGGCAAGTAAATGGCAAATCCAATTAAAGCAGTCAAAGCAATAGGTCGTGCCGTTGGCGGTATTACTGGTAAAGGTTCTAAGAATGTAAGCCCTACCTACAAAGCATTTCCAACTGTAAAAATAAAAAATACAAAGGTTCCAGGTGTAATGCAAGAACGTCTTTTAAATTATACAACTCCTTCAATGATTAGACATATGAAAGAAACTGGTGTTGCTACCAAAAAAGAAGCCAAAGCAAATAAGCGTGGACTCAAGGCTGCTAATGCTAAAGTTTCTAAAAATAATAGAGGACAAACTGGTAGTAAATATAAAACAGATATATTAAAAAATGCTACACCTGCACGTCCTAACCGTGTTCGTGGTGGAAGTATGAAGAGCAAACTTAATTTTCCAAAAGGTATGAAGTAATGGCTAAGTCTAAGAAAATGAAATTACCAACTTTAAAAGACCATGTAGCATTTACTCAAACTGTTGCTTCAAGTTTTATCCCAGTTATTAAAATAGGCAAAGTGGGTGGACGTGCAGTTGGTGGTATTGCCAAAAAAGGTTCAAAGTATGTAGGTAAAGTTTATAGGAACATGGGTAGGTAATGGCAATCGACCCACTTAAGATTGCTAGAGCAATTCGTGCTGCTCAAGAGACTAAGAAAAAAATAGCCAAGATTCCTGCTGGTCAAGCCAGTAAAGTTGCTAGAGAACAAGTTCGTGGTACTGGCAATAAAGGTAGAAAAATTAATAAAAGAACTGGTTTAACACCAGAAGAAGCAAGTAAAGTTAGAATAAAACAACCAGTTACAAAAAGTAATTTTGGTCGTGCCCGTAATCCTGAAGATATTAAACGTGGTGAACGTCTGTCTGCATACGAAAGACGCATGAAATTAAGTAACCCACCAAAGCCTAAACCAACTAAGCCAGCCAAAAAAGAAGTTTTTTTAACTAGAGGTAAGAACATTGCTAAACGTTCTGAAGTTGAAGAAGTAACAGCAAAGCGTTTAGAAAAACAAGCAAGAAAAGAAAGAACTGAAAAGATTTTTAAGGCTATGACACCTCAGCAAAAACGTACCTTAATGGCACGAGCACAGGTTAAAAGAGCGCAACGTGAAGAAAATGCTGGTAAAACTAAATATGGTATGGATGTAAAACCACGTCAACAACTTGATGAAAAAGTAATAGAACGTGCTAAAGAACTTACCGCTCAAGAAAGAAATGAAATTGCTAGAAAACAAGCAATTGAGTTTGCACAACGCAGAGAATCAGATAAACGTGCTGCAGAAGGTCTTAGGGCAAGAGATAAAATGATTAGAAATAAAATGAAAAATATGACACCTGACCAAAAAAGAAGATATGTAAATTATCTTAGAGAAAGCGGTTGGTAATGGTTAACCCTAAGAAAATTGTTAAAGGTGTTAAGGCTGTTAAGAAGGCTACAAAGAAAAAGAAAATTACTCCTAAACAAAAAACTTATCAAATTCGTGGTGCAGCAAATAAAAGAGAAAGAGAACTAGAAGCAGAGGGTGGAAGACCGTCTCGTGAAAGAATTGCAGAGTTAAGAAAAATCGCATTTCCTGAACAATACAAATAAGGGTGGGTAATTAATTGTTAAGTATTCAACAAATTTCAGCGAGAGTTGATTCTCTTAAACAGCGTTCTTCTGAACGTGATAGCAGAGCACAAGATGTTCTTGCAGTCCGTAAAGGTAACATTGCAAACGTATATCCTAGTTTCTTTCCAGAAGGTGTAGAAGCAAATGTCGTTGCAAATTTTATTGATATTGTTGCCCGTGACTTGTCAGAAGTTATGGCACCTCTTCCTGCGGTTAACTGCTCGGCCGCTAATCAGGTCTCTGACCGTGCTCGTTCTTTTGCCGATAAGCGTACTCGCATTGCTGCTAACTATTTTGCTCATTCAGATTTACAAGTGCAGATGTACACAGGTGCAGACCATTACATCACATTCGGTTTCGTCCCATTCATAATTGAATTAGACGAAGAAGCGGGGCTGCCGCGTATCAGAGTAGAAAGTCCAATTGGGGCTTACCCAGAATTTGACCGCTACGGACGCTGCATTGCCTTTGCAAAGAGATACTCATTAACAATTGCTGAGTTAGTAGCCCAGTTCCCAGAATATGAATCACAGATTCTAGGACGAGATGGCTACGACCAGAGTTTAAATTCAGTAGTGGAATTTATTCGTTATTACGATAAAGACCAATCATTGATTTATATTCCAAGTCGCAATAATTTAATCTTATCTCAGGCTATTAATCCATTCGGTAAAATGATGGTAATAGTTGCTAAACGTCCCTCTATTGATGGAGAGATGCGTGGACAGTTTGATGATGTTCTAGGTATCCAACTGCTTCGTAACAGGTTCGCATTACTAGCGATGGAAGCAGCAGAGAAATCAGTTCAATCACCAATCGTTGTTCCTAACGATGTTCAAGAAATTCAATTTGGTGGGGATGCAATTATCCGTACCAATAATCCTGCTGGAGTTAGACGTGTAGAACTTCCTATTCCTAATGGTGCATTTACTGAACAATCATTACTGCAACAAGAATTACGTATAGGTACTCGTTATCCAGAATCACGTACTGGTAATCTTGATGCAAGTATTATTACTGGCCAAGGTGTGCAAGCACTTATGGGTGGCTTTGATACACAAGTTAAATCTGCTCAGGCTATCTTTGCCTCAACACTTAAAGATGTTATCTCTCTTTGTTTTGAAGTTGATGAAACATTCTTTGATTTTGAGAAGACAGTTCGTGGTGTAGATGCTGGTTCCCCTTACAGTATTGACTACAAACCTTCTAAGGACATTAAGAAGGATTACTCAGCCGATGTTCGCTATGGCATGCTTGCTGGTCTTAACCCAGCGCAGGGACTTATCTTCATGCTACAAGCATTAGGCGCTAAGATTATTTCTAAAGATATGGTTATGCGTGAGTTACCATTTGGTATTAACGTAACTCAAGAACAAGAGAAGATTGAAGTTGAAGAGATGCGTAACTCTTTGATTGGTTCATTACAGGCTTACACACAAGCAATACCGCAAATTGCAACACAGGGTGGAGACCCAAGTGAGATAGTTGTAAAGATTGCTGATGTAATCAAGGCACGTCAAAAAGGCGTAGCCATTGAAGATGCTATTGAGCAAATCTTTAAGCCTCAAGAATTACCTCCTGCTGGTGCTCCACAGGTTGAGCAAATGTCCCCTGCTCCCGTTGCGGCTCCAGTAGGAGGCTTACCTCCTCAACCAGAGCAAGGTGGCGGATTACAAAGTCTTCTATCTAGTTTAACTGCTAGTGGACAAGCAAGTGCAAGTGCGAGGACAGTTGTAAGAAGATAAATTAGAAGGGGACTATGACTGCAATCGTTGGTGTACAGGGTAAAGGTTGGGCTGTCTTAGCAGCAGACTCAATGACTACATATACAGATAAACCGTATGTAGCAAAAGGATGCGATAAGATAGTTAAGGTTAATGAATATCTAGTTGCAGTAGCAGGTGATGCTATAGCAGGAGATATTCTTAATAACCTATGGCAACCGCCTAAAGTAATTAAGACGCAAGACCCAGATAGATTTATGATGATTAGAGTATTACCATCTATAAAACAAACTCTAACTGAAGCAGGTTACGACCCAGCACCTAAGAATAAAAACGATGATGATGCTGGATGGGATGCATTAATTTGTTTTAATGGAAAGTTATATCAAGTTAGTGATGACTATGGATATATGCGAGATGATAGAGGTTTATACGGAATAGGCGCAGGTGGGGGATTAGCCCTTGGCGCATTAGCAATGATGGAAACAGAAACAAAAACACATGCCAAAGCGTCAGGTGCTGTTAAGAAAGCAGTGCATGTAGCAATTCAATATAATGTTTGGTGCGGTGGACCAGTTCATGTTAAAACACAATTTACTAAGTAGGAGGAAGTGTGGCACAGCAAGGTGGATATAGAAAACCGAATAACCCAGCCCCAATATCAGGCCCTGGCGCTCTTAGTCAACGCACTGACGGGGGCGGCACACAACCCGCAACCTACGTTCCAGGATTACCATATGGACAAGGACAAGAAACTTATAACAACCAAGTAGCAGCGCCTATGC